GAACCAGCTTGAACCCTGAAAGGTTGTCGTCAATCGACCTCACCACTTAGCCCCCGGCTTGATTGAAAACTTCATCGGGGCGCGATGGGCGTTAGTCGTTTGCGGATTCTCCACAAATGGGTCGAAAAGCCAGCCGATGTTGACGTATATAGAACGTTTGAGAATCGGCACTCTGACAATCTTCATCCACTGGAAATAGTCTCCACACTGTGCAGTAAAAGAAAGCCCTGCATGGTCAGGATTGCGCTTGTCAAGCCGTGGATTGCCGACTGAGGCAATGTCTCCAATGCGGTCAAACTTTGCCGACAGCGGCCCGTATATCAAGCCGTAGGCACTATTGCGCACAAGCCATAGGACTTGGCCTAGATAGCTCTTGTAAGCGGGGTAGTGAATAGTCTGCCAGCCTTTGTCGCCGTAGAGTGAGTTGTCGAACGTCTGAAACCAGCTCAACCATTTCGGCAAGCGAGGCTCGTACAATCTAGCGTTGTTGTTATCCGAATTACCAAGCTGCACGGTGGCAAAGAGAGGCAAGATAGGCGCTATCAGTGTGGCGAACACGTCAAAAGCGAAATTGATGAGTAAATAGGCTAGATAGCGTAATCGACCGTTACTTTGCGGTGTCACTCCGAGGTAAAGTAATACGAACGGCAAGGCACAGAGATAGAGCACCAGCAACAGCGTTCTGGCGAATAGCATGACTGGGTAGTCTAGTAACTTCATCGTACCCGCCTTGCCGATATGCGCCCTTGAAACTGCGGGGTGCCGCTTGCGTATGACATCCACATTTTTAAATAATAAGTTGTGGTCGCGTTGATTGAAACTCGTTTAGGGGGAATCGTTATGGTAGGTGAATATTGTAGTGTGGGAGGGCTAGAATATCCCCCAGTATCACCAAAAGTCATACCAGCACTACTAGTTCCAGATGCTGTACAAAACCCACTAACTGCCACTACAGCAGATACTCCTGTATTTAAAATAGAGATAGCGATTGCTGAAATGTCCCAGTCACCCGCAGTCAATGTGATACTGGTAATATCTCCATAGGTATTGGACGCGGGCGCACTGACCGGCCCTGCGAAACTTTCAATGTACTCTCCTACGTCACCAGCTGCCGCAGCGGTATTGGTATTGATCCCTTTAATCGAAGTTCCACCTGTGCGGTTGATGGTAGTCAATGCAGTCATGCTAGTAATGTCGGCATTGGCACCCGAGGCGGCTGCACTCAATGCCGTTCTTGCCGCTGCCGCTGTTGTAGATGCCGTGCCCCCTTGCGCAACGGAAAGTGCTGTAGTCAGGCCAGTCAAGCTGGTGATGTCGGCATTGGATCCGACTTTGGCATTCCCCGCCGCAGGCTGGAAAGCAACACACTTCCAGTTACCGGAACCCAGCGACCGCATAATCGCCACATCCCCCGCCGCTGTCGTGATATTGGCCGCGCCAGGTAGAATCAGGCTGGTTGCGTTGTGGGTAAGCGTCAGTGCGCCAGAGAAGGTCAGCACCTTCTTTATCCCTGCGGTCAGTGTGCCCAGCCCTGTAATTGTGGTTGTTCCGGTAACGGTAATATCGCCATCATTGACGGTGGATAAATCCGTCGTTGTGGAAGAAGCAATCGTGCCATCCCCAGCTAATGCCGCTCTGACTACAGCTTGAATGACTCGCTGATTATCGGCTAAAGTATTGGGGCCAACCGCCGCAGAGTTAGCGGGTAAATTACTTGCCGCCGTGCTACTCCATGAGTTAAGGGTGCTGGTAATATCAGCCATTGTGTGTTCCTTTCAGCGCTTTGCAGCGTTAGAATGAAAAATCCCGCATGGGGCGGGTTATTGGATGAGGTGAATATGAGTATTGACCCCATACAGCTCGGGTCTATCATTGCAATGATTATTGTTGCTTGGTGGAACTCAAGGGCTAGAAAGTAATCCCGGAAGCATCAGCATAGGTGCATAGGGCGGTTGAAAGCTTTCCCCCGGTCGAGGAGACACCAAGGACTGTGGAATATTCGCAGCGCGTCTTGCGTTGATATTTGCCGATACAGACCCAATCCCCTGCGCCGCAAAAGGTATCTTTCCAAGAACCCTTGAACCCGAGAGCTTGTCAAGAATGACCCCAAGCGTTGCCCCTGCCGTGTTGGAGTTATTCACGGCAGAACCTCTCGGCTGAACTTGATCGTAACTCGCAACCCGGCCAATGGCTTTCAATTGTGCGATTTCCTTCGGGTCAAAGAAAGCAGACAATTTCCTGTCACCAACCGATTTTAGGGCATTGTTATATGCTGACTGGCTGAAGTTACCCACTTCGTCAGAGGCGTTGTTAAGTGCTTTCTGTTTCAGGAATGATGTGATTTGACCGCGAATTGCTGACATGGCTTCAGGATTTTCCTTGACCATGTTCTTCAACTGGAATACGTCCATCACGTTCGCATTTGTGCCGTTCCCAATAATGTACTGATGGACAAACTTGTCAGGCTCTACGCCATCACGGACAGCAGCTAAAGCAGGGGTTTTATCTACCACATTCATCCATGCGCGATTTGCGCCCCTTGCTTGGCTGAACGCGTCAATTGACGACTGCCCCAAAGCCGATGAAGACTCTGCCATTAGTGGAGTATCGTCAAGCGCCTTGCGAACAATACCCAATGCCATGCGCTCGGCCTTGTCGCTGGAAGCTCGTTGCAAATCGCCAATTCTTGTCTTGAACTGTTCCGCAACATCGACTGTTAGCGGCATATCTCCTTTGGCGACCTTGTTCAGCAGATTGCGAACATCACCCGGCAGCTTCCCGCCGAGTAGAGCGTTATCCAGCGCATCATTAGCCGCATTGGTAAAGCTTGACGGATCAAGCGCCGCACTCCTGCCTTGCGTATCTCGGGCTTGGTTATAGAGGCTGTCAATCGCGCTCTTTGCTTGTGCGTTCCTGCTATCCAGGGCCCCGATGATCTTCTGCCCGGCTGAATAGGTATCATCTGCCGTATTGGCTCCTGCCTTGTTCAGTCCTTCTATTAAGGCGGAGTTGTTTGCGTTTTCGATATTCGCCAAACGGTTCAAGATCGGATCAGTACTGTTGGCCCCGAGCTTAGACAGATTCTTTTGGCGAGTAATATCGACTGGGTTAAGCGTCAGATTTCCCCGCATCGGCGTTGCGCCAACAGAGGCATAATCAGCAGCGCGAGCTACCGCAGCATTATCTATCGGGCCGATGTTCATGGCCTTTGATACGTCTTGGCGAAGCTGTGCGCGGACATTCTGCGGAAGATCGGCAAGCTTATAGCCGGAGTCTTTCAGGGCGTTGTCAATCGTTATATCAACTTGCGCCGTCATGTCTTTGGGATTGAACAGGCTAGTTGCCGTTTTTGCAATGGAGGTAGCTAGTTTTTTACCGACGGCAGCAGCAGCGGGGGCCGCAATACCACCGGCAAGCGAAGCCGCGAACTGTGCGGCTGGATTGCCTCCAGTTTCCTTGACATAACCACCAGCCAAACCAGAACCGGCAGCAGAGGTTAATTGCGCAACAGGATTAGCGGCGAAGGCGTTCAGCGCAGACTTTGTTATACCGCTTGTAACATTTGCCACCTTGTTTGCCGCACCAAGAAGGCCAGCGGAACCAGCAACCATTCGTGACGCATCGCCTACCGTCCGCTCTAATGCTCCTTGCGGTTTAGGCAACTGCATCAGATTGGCAAGCGATGACCCCGCTTCTTGCGCCGTAGGAATTCCCGCTAGTCTGGCTATCGGGTCAGTGGCTAACCCAAGCGCGCCAATTCCGCCTTCAAGGGCATAGCGGGCCGTTAAACCGAGTTGCCGGGGGATTTGTCCGATAGCGTCATTCAGCTTTGATCCAAATCCATTCGCCGACTTATACCCCATTGATGTTTTCTTGATAGCTGAAACAATGTCAGCATCCGACATGCCATCAGGAAACTCTACCTGACCATAATTAGGGACTTCAATGACCCACTTGCCAGCCGTAGGTGTATCCTCGATTATCCATTGCCCGGCCATTACTTCACCTCTTTCCAGATCATGCCGTCAGAATGGTAGCGCTTTCCATCTGGCCCAGTCATATCCTTACCTTTGAATTGCTGCGCTGGTGGTTTGGCGTCGAATGTCTGAGCTGGCTTGGCCGGAGACGTCGTACCCTTCATTTTCTCAATTTGCGAACGCTTTGTTTGAATAAACGACCTAAGAACAGCATCTTTTTCTTCTGGGGACGCATTTGGATCACCGAGGGTTGCCTTTAGAGATTCGCCTTCTTTTTGAGTAAATTGAGCGCCAAAAGTTGAGCGGAGTAGAGGCAGCACCTCATTATCCACTTTGGCGATATATTCTTTCCTTGCAACAGCCCCCGGCCCTACATCCATACCAGTCTGCCTGCGTGCTGTATCAATGGCTTGCCCGGCCACTGTGTAAGTAGCTTTTTTGCCTAATGCACTCAAGTCAGTAACAACCTTTTCCAACCCAGGTAACGCTCTTTCCAAACCTTTCAATTCAACAGCAGACTCGCCACTTGCCTCGCCAATTTTAGTATTTTCCGCTTTAGCACCAGCAATAGCGCCTTGAACATACGGGCTGTAATTCGCAGCAGGCTTGCCGCGAGCATCGGTAATCGTGCCCCACACTGTTTGGCCGTTTTCGTTAATATACGCAACAGGGGCCATTGGCTGCGCCGGAGGACGCCCAAATGACGCCTTGGTTCTCTCAAAGTCTGCATAAGCCGGATCAATTTCCGTGCCATTAGCGCCTTTCTTTACATACCATGGCAATGCAGATTCCTTATCAACCGGAGCACCAATGTCAGCCCCCACGACTTCCCCCGGACGCAGCCAGCGTTGCATTGGGCCGGATGGTGTTTGAACAGTAACCAACTGCGGCTTTTCTTTGTCCTTCATCATCAAAGGCAAAGCAGTATTTAAATCTACTGCGCCAGATTGCAATGCCTGATTGATAAAGTTCGGGTCTTCCATGTTGGGCATATTCTGCATGAACGCCATGCGCTTCTTGAGTTCATCCAGCTTCATCTGATTGACCTGATTCGTCTGTGCATCCCTGTATCCCTGCATTCCCTGCTGTCCGGCCTGCCCCATTGCCTGCCCCAATGAAACAGGGCGGGATGATGGGCCACCAGCAGAGAGCAAGCCTAATGCCATCTGTGTCATCATTGCGCTTTGCGGGTCAGTAGCGAAGTCGAGTAATCCAGCCATTGTGTTTTCCTTTAGTTATTGCCTAGCAAGCCGCGCCATTCGCCCGGTTGCCAAGGTGCTGCGCCTGTTGACTGTCCGTTGCGTTCAAGGATGCGAATCATTTCAGGGTCAAATACAACAAAATTGCTTGAGCCTTGACCGGCCCCGCGTGATCCGCCGTCTAGGTAGCGGATACCGGGGATGCCTTGCGCTTTGAAGTGCTCTGAGGCCGATGCGTATTTATTTTTTACCCCTTCGTCTATTCTGTTAGCGATTGACGAGAACAGGTTCCTATCGCTATCGGTCATGCTCCGAACAGATTCAGACATTGAGCTTGCAGGATATTTGCTTAATAAAGAGTCTCGCTTATTTGCCAAGGACTTGTAGTTCTCAATCTCGCTTGCAACCTTCTCATAAGATTGCCTTCCCCCATTATCCCAATCCAGAAAGCGGGCTACTGCTTCGTCGGGGATGTCGGTTTTGTAGAGGTTCGCATTGCTGCCAACCTTGAATTCAGATTTCTTGCCAACGGAATTCAGGACATCAAGAGTCTTTCTCCATCCAGCTAATACTGCCTGTTCGCTAGGATTATTCTTCAGCGCATCAGGCCACGATTCGGCTTCTTTGATCCAGCCGGAAACCTCTTTTCTGGTTGCTGGAAGCGTTGACCTTTCTAGCAATGTTGCGGCGTGATACTCAGGAGACCCCGGTGTCAATTCAACGCCATTCCATATTCTGTTTGGCGTAGGCGTGGCAGTTGGTTGCATCTTTGAATAATCCTGCGCCACTGCTTTGTTCTCAGCCAAATACAACCCATGCCCGTAAGCCTGCGCACCCTCGCCCGTCCCAATCTTGTCCGTGCTGAACTTGTCGAACTTGTGCGGTGAGCCATGCCAAGCCGTGATTCCCAATGGGGCAAACCCTAGTGCAGTCTGAGAGCTATCTAGGGCATTTTGTGCCATGACTTTTGGATCACGTGTAGCCCATGCTGCTTTGGTTTTGGCTTGGCTAGCGGCGGCTTTTAACGCGAGGTTATTTAAAATATCCTTCAAGGCTTGTTGAGGGTCTGCCAATAATCCCTGCACGTTCTTTTTAACTTCACCCGCTACGGATGAGGTGTAATCCAGAAGACCGGCCATGTTAATTACTGCCCTGTTGAGGCATCATCAAATTTCGGTATACCTGAGAACCCAGCAAGCCACCGCCCAGCATGTTAGACATTGGGTTGGTATAGATCGGTTGGGAAGATGTTCCGCCATAATTCCCCGTAATCGCCGAACCGTACTTGTTGATGTTCGTCCATGGGTTCGATGCGCTGTTCTGCCCCGCTGAAAATAACGGGCCAAGCGAACTAACTGTGCGATTGACCGCATTCTCACCAAGTTGCTGTTGCGTCCCGTAGTCCTGCATCCTTGCGTTAGTTGCAATCTTGCCTAAAGCATCCGCAGCGGTACGCCCGAATGTTTCGGTTACGCCGGAATTCCCGAATGAACCGGAAGCCCTTTGCGCTTGGTTATACATGGGCATGAGGTTGCGCATGGCATCCTGTGAGGCATTATTGATGGATTGCGTCAGGTAGGGATTGTCGACGCCAGCCAGCGGATTTATCTTAGGGCCATTGGCGAAACCTTGCATACCTTGTAAAGCGGAGGTTTCATAAGGTGATCCCGCCACTGAATCAGAAGCGGCCTTGGCCTTGTTGAACATATCCAGCAGATACGGCTGCTGAGGTGTCCACGGGGCTTGCGTTTTGGTTTCCGTTCCGGTTTGTTTGGAACCGTCAAGACTGCCCAATAATCCACCAGCGATTGTAGTCAGCCCAGCGGGTGATGTCAGGCCATTCAATGCAGTTGTGGCAAGATTCCCCCAATTTATACCCGATCCACTAGAAGCATCCGGGCTATATGCAGGGTAAGAATCCCACCAGTTGGGTGAAGCTGTGGTTTGTGCTGGATCGTAATAACTCCATGATTGAGTGGGGTCATAGAATGAATCCCCATTCCCGCTTGTGCCACTTGTCCAGTTATAAGAGTCCGCAGGCGAATTCCATGCAGAAGGATCGTAACTTCCATTAACGAGATTAAGATCAAAGATACCCATAATTACCCTCTTCCTCTTTGCTGAATTAGTTGCATTGCTTGTTGCTGGCTATAGCCTTTTTGGGTCAACGTGGCCATCGCCTGACGCACCCAATCCGGCATTTGCGCTGAAGCCTGTTGCGGCGGGCGTTGCGGCGGACGCTGCGTTTGTTGAGGCTGCTGATTATTATTCATAAATTGCCCCAGCAATCCCGGTGAAGAAAGCGCTAATTCCTTCAACCACTTGTTATCGGTTTGGCTGGCCCCGAATTTGGCGGTTGTGCCCAATAGAGAACCAATGGCGGCATTGCCAATGTCTCCGCCACGGATGGCAGTGCTTGCTGTAGTCCCTGCCAGATTCTTGAGCCACGGATTGTCAAAGTTGCTGGCAGCAGATGTCCCAGCAAGACTACTAGCGCCACCTAAGAATGCCTGAGTCGGATCTTGTCCAGCAAGCATATTGATGCCAGTTCTTCCGGCTGTTGATACAAATTGTGCAGGGGAAACTCCAGCAAATCCAGACGCCGGATTAGAAGAAAAGTTGGTGTTGACATAATTGCTTAACCCGCCACCCAAACCGCCCATTGCCGCGCCCTTGATGATGTTTCCACCAGTGAGTCCTGAGGTTGCGCCACCAATGATTGCCCCAGCGCCAGCCGAACCCAATAGTCCACCACCCAATGCAGACCCCAGTCCGGGCATAAGAAGATTACCCGCAATTCCCAAGGCGAGGCCACCCAGTGATCCCAGTCCGTTATCGTCATGAATCTGCATGTAACCCGCATTGGAGTAATCCCCCCCCGGCTTGATCCCCGCAGGATTGGCATATCCCCCTTCAGCGCCCATACTGCCCAGATCATTGTTCGCTGAATTCCTGTGTGCTAGAGCATCGGATAGAAAAGCTTGGGGATTCGACCTCGCCCATGACTGATAGTCAGGGGAATAATGCGACCATTCATTTGTATCAATGCCCTTGGTGTCGCTGTTCGATTGCAGCAAGCGATCAAATTGATCAGGGGAGATGGATAACGATCCATTGGCGACTTTCCCATATAGATCGGATACTTCTCTTCCGTTGAGGGGCTTGGTATCCGTTCCCGACAAGTAGCCGGAATAATCCGATCGGGGCGCAGCTAATTGCGCATAGAGTCCCCCTGTTTGCTGGGGTTGTGGTTGAATTCCACCGTATAGCGGAAGTCCTGTCTTGAAGTCAAGATACGGGCTTCCTTTTTGGTCAAAACTCTTTTGCATAAACCCAGAGAGAAGCCTATTATTAACTGGTGCAGTAGTGTTTTGAGGAGTTAGCCCACCTAACCCCCCAAACTCCGGCGGCCTTTTAAATCGAGGTTGTAATCCAATCATAACTAGCCTCCTGTGAGATACCTACATTGCACCCACGTCCCCGGTGTGCCGGAAACGGTACATACAAACCCCACAACAATATATTTATTTCCCGCTGTCCCAGCTTCAACCGGGGCGCTATGGCGAACAAAATCCCCCTGCGCCCATGTGCCCGTCGTCGGTGCGGCTGTATAGGCATTCGTTACAGCAGAAATGCGGCCCTCAGTCAGTGCATTTAACTGGCTTATAATTTCGCTAAATCGCTTTCCCATCGTCCATATAAGCGAACCAAGCCATGTCACCGTCGGCTGTGGATTACTTGGCAGCTTCGCGTCGACATTGATTCTCATTCTGTCCCCTCACCTTGAAGCGAGACATCAAGGCTCGATAATTCAGACACGCCCGAAGTACTTAGCTTGAGACGATGCCATCGGCTTGACCGGAACAAGTCACACTTGCCGCTAGTCATGGTGACGGTCTGATCTTGTGTCAGGCTTGAGCCGGAAGTGTTGCGGTAATAATTGGTCAACGTAGCCGAGGCAGGGGCAGTGCTGAATCGGGGACGTATCCTGTCGAGCAGGCTAAATGTATTGTCATCCCCCAAATCCCCAGTTGTAATCGAACAAGTCCCCGGCGTTCCCGTCAGGGTTTGCATGGTGTGAGATGTGTCGAATATCGTGGGAACGGGATAGTTCTGTGACCAGAATGGTGAGTCATACGTGATATTGATATCAGCATAGGTCGCAAAATAGCTATTGATATTCGCATAGGTAATCTGCCCAGTCAGGTTTTCCAGCCCGGCCTCTGCCCCGCGATTGATCTTTCCCCATTTGTCTGTTTTATAGTTGTAGCAAATACAGCTGTCATTCACCCCAGTGGTTGATGCTGTGCTGGGATAAAAGAACATCACCAGTGAGTTGATTCGATCATGCAGGCTCACGATCTTGTAGCGGTATTGCTTATTCAGGTCAGTGAAAAATGTTTTCTTGACCGGTCCGCCTATCCCTATGGGACGAGAACCGTCAAACAGGTAGAAGTCTTCCAGCCCGATGAAAAAATGAGCTGACCCGATAGATACAATCGCATCATTGGAAGAGCACCCAACATCCCCCGGTAGCTGGTTGAACTCAAACACCGCAGGGGAGCCCACATATCGCCCCACAATAATTGCGCGGTCTTTATAGGCCACGATGTCATCACCCAGCCGCTTCCACCCCTTTATTGGCCCAGGTGAGCCAATTAGTCGGCCTGTGGTGCATTGAGTGGATACGGCGGGCGTCCAGCCTGTAGCATCGTTGTAAGCCGAACACCACCATCGGTCAGATTGATCGCCATAGGTCGCTTCATTAGTATCGGCAAGGATAACGAACCCCGGGACGGTTTCCACAAACCGGGCCTTGGGTGCGCCAGCGATGTCAGCAAATACTCCAGTGCTTGACGATTGCAACAGATTCGATTTAATCGCTGCCAGAGACGTATCGCCAAACTGGGCAAATGACCACCGATGGTCTGCCCCGGCACTGTAGCCGCCGACTCTTGACCGATCTGTATAAGTAGGAATGGCAGAGGCTTCATAAAGCGCGGTGGCGGTTCCCACAAACAACCGGGATGAGCCGTCCAGCTTTTGAATCAGCGCCCCGCCTAAGCATGCTGTAGGCAACGCAGAAAACCCGCTATTGAAATTCGAAGGGGCTGCACCGTACCCTTTGGCGGTAGGGTAGTAATCGACCAGATTAGTAATAATCCCCGGTGTCGCGGGGTCAAGGTCTGGCGCATAGCCTGTAAAGGGGATCAGCATTACCAGCGCCTAGGCTTGATTTGCAGACTGCCCCGACGCGCAATACCCCGTCGCTCGGAATGTCTGCGGACTGAATCCATCAGAGTATTCACTGTTGGCTCAAGCTTTTGTACTTCACCCAGGTTCTTGGCATCCCGCGCATATTCAAGCGCAGCGGCATACAGGTATAAATCAGGTGCGTTAATAGATAGCCAATTTGTTGTGTTGGCATCCGATAGCCCCGTGATCGATGGGATATAGAACAGGGTGTAGCTATAAGCGTCTGCTGGAGCTGGAAACAGCCTGAGAACATTATTCTCTAGTGTGTAGCTGGCGGGGAATCCCGCAGTAGTGGATACATCGGGATTAATGGCGGAGTCGATGGTTACTTCCCGCCCTTGATAGGTAAGGGTCAGCCGTGATAGCTGACCAAAATCAGCAGGCAGTGTAATCGTGCTTCCCGAAGTGGTTGAGGTGACTGAAATCTCAATCTCGTTCAGGCTCAATTCACGGAATATATGGGCTTCTGCCAACTGAATGAACGTCGGCAATTTAGCGGTCAGATCATCCCGATGCGTGTAATTCACGATGGCATTCTTCAGGTCGGTATAGTTCATTTCAGATACCTGTCGAAGGTGACAAAATCGGTATTGATTCGCAAGAAGTTCTGAATCAGCTTGGTGCGCTCTCGCTGGTCTTTAATCATCAGGAACCGGGCATAGACATGCGGCGGTATGCTGCCGACTTTTCTGCCTTCCCCCCATGACATACCGGCACTTGCGTTGCGTTCCGCCTTGCATTGATCAACCAGCGGGGCAGCGTCATAGCTTTGAATCTTGATCGCCTGATCGCCTTCAAACTTGACAAGGGTGCGCACGCCACTGGCGTCATAGCCTTCATCTAATTCAAACGATTCTATGGGTGTCATGATCTCTCCAAAGTAAAATAGGGGCTTTTCACCCCTTCGGCCTTGCGGCTAAATCAATGAACCAGATTAACCGCCTGACAGATCAGCGGCCTTGCCGAACGCACTAGGTGCGCGTACAGCAAAAGTGGTATCCGCTGTAATCAGGGTTTTCTGGCTATCACCTGTAATGCCCATTTCCTGAGTGCGGAACCCGTCGAGGAAAACGACCTCACCATACTCGGTATTCAGCAAATGAACATCTGTTGCACCGGCCATCAGGTAGTGAGGCACGATCTCCAATTCGCCGAAGTCAGACATATAAACGTCAGCCCCGCCAACAATCCGGCCTTGTTCTTTCTTGCCGACTTGATAGCGATTAACCGCGATTCCGGTAAAGGCAGAGAACACCCCTTTGTGGTTAGGCGACATCACCGCCATGCGCGGGACTTCACCAGAAGCAATATAAGCCTTCTGAACAACGTCTTTCAGGATGGTTTCCGTAAAGGCCCGTGCTGTCCCTGCGGTCGGCGCGGTTGTTGGTGCGCCGGAGTTCCATGCTGCGGTAGAACCGCCTACCCCGTGATTCGTATTGGCGTAGCTCTGCACGCCTAATCCGCCCGCTTTGGAAGCGGTTGTGGAGTTACCGGCAACAGCCACGTTATTGGAAACAATCGCTGCTTCCATATGGCGCTTGATTTCCAGCATGGCTTTGGCTTTTTGATAAGCCATCTCCGCCGCACGGCCCGCCTTCTTCACAATGTTGGCCCGGCGAGATACCGCAGGCTGGGCATTGAAAATCTGGCAATAGTTGCCGACGCGGGCTGTTGCCACCAACGCCTGTGCCGAAAAGTCATCGCCGTCAATCAGGGCATTGTCTTTATTGGCGGTGGCGAGAGAGTCGCGCTGCCATTCGTGGTAGGTGTTGTTCGTGCTGCTGCGACCGAAAGCGGTAATAACTGGGGTTTCAGTGGGGGACGTGTTGAATATCTTGTCGATCAAGTCTTCACGTACTCCGGTTAGGTCAAATTTATCGTACAGGTTCAGTTGTGTTATCGACAGGCTCTTTATCCTGCCTTCTTACGGTTTCCCGCAAGCTCAGACTATATCTTCACCCTATCGCTAGGGGTCTAGCACTCGTGGAGATTTTGCCTACCTGATGTACCCACTTTGCAAATTGCCGGCCATGCCTAACTTCGTGACACGGGATGCAAACCGTAACACCGTTAGCTACATCGTATCGCTTATCTGGGCAGTTCTTCCATGTCTCAATGTGATGAGCATGAAGCTTTACGCCAGAAGCGCCGCAATCTACGCATGCATAAGAATCGCGATCTTTAACGCGAACGGCCCATGTCTTCGCGGCATAAGACGTTCTCAGTCTCATGTTTTCGCGATTCGGGCCACCTTTGTAATTCGGATTTGCTGCCCCCACATACTTGCTGCTTCGTAGGCCAGTTTGCGCTTTATGCGCCTCAGTCCGAATATACGGTTTATACACCCCAACTCTTCTGCGCGGTATTCCGTGGGTTTTAAGCCATGAACACACGACCCCCGCAGAAGCCCTAATCTCGTTGGCAATTTGCGTAGTGGATTTCTCTTGAGAAACATACTGCTCGCGTAACCATTCTGCATCCCTCAGTATTGCGTGATGCTTTGGCCCTGCGACGCGCTTCTCAATCCCGTACTTATCAAGCATTCTCAGAACAGTCCTGAAACTAACGCCAATCTCTCCGGCTATTTGCCGAGAGCTCAGCAGGTCATCAAGATATAGTTTGCGAAGCTTGTTTTCCATCAGGTTTAGGTTACTTTCCCTAGTCGTTGAACCTTCACCATATTTCTAAGGTGCTTGGCTGCTGATCGCCCAATCGTCATTATTTTACACCGTCACGCTTGCCGTTTCCAGCTACGTTGTGGTTAATGACGCTCTAAGGGGTTTCCAGCAATTCACTAGATAAACTTTACGCAGCGTTTCCACTGCGCCAGCCGAAGTTCAGCTGGTTGTGCCATGATTTAATCCTTTATCGTAAGAGTTCTGCTAAGTCGGACAACTTGGCACGGCCGCCCTTGAAGCGGTCATTCAGCTTTTGTTGTCGACGCTCGTTAGCCGGGGTTGATTGTTTATTGGGCAAGCGTGGTGCATCAACAGCTTTCTTGGTCACTTCCGCCTTTTTCGACTTTAGTGCCTGATAAGCAGCCGCATCCCGCAACGCCATCACCAGACGTGAGTCATAAACCCCCCCGAGTTCTTCATCGGTGAAGCCATAGATATTCTTCGCGTCTGTATAAATCTTGGCGAGGGCTGGCTTGTCTATCTTCTCCTTCGCTAATACCGTCCATGCTTTTTGGTATTGCTCCTGGAGCGTTTGCGCCTGTCGCTCGGTTTGCTCTTGAGACGCTCTTTGCCTTTCACCATTGATCTGTTGATCAAGATAGTTCAGGTAATTGAATATTTCTTTTTGGCGTTGACTTTCTGCTACCCACGCTGCCGGGTCTGAATTTGCCAATTGAGCAAGCTCATCCTCGGTTTTGATTCCCGCCATATTGGCCACCGCCGCCCGTGCTAATTCGGCTTGTGATAAATACTGTTGGCGGAATTCATCGTGTTTTGACTTCAAGAACTCGACGGCCTGACTCTCCCGTTCCGCAAGGGCTTGCGTTTTTTTGGTGTAGTCTTGCTGGCGGTGGTATCCCTTGACTAATTCATCTTCGGATACTTCAAGTTCTTGCTCTTCGCCATCGTCGCTTTTTATGGCGACTTTGATTTTGCGCTCAGGTGCAGGCTGGGCGTCTTCATCCTCGGAGGGTTCCTCGTCGGTATCTTCGTCCTCGTCCTGTTGAGTGGTTGCATCCTCGTCCGTGTCCTCGTGGGGTGGATATTCTGCGTTAAGTGCCTCTTCGTCGGGTTCCTTTTCAGGGGTGTCTGACAAGAATGAGGCGAGGTCTTCTAACCCTGCTTCGGGTGCTGAATCAGCGTGTCCGGGCATTTTGGTTTCCTATGGTCTAAATCCCCTCTCACGGCACTAGAGAGGACGCGGCGCATCACTGCGGTCGCTAAAAAGGCAAGTGCCTGCCTATAAAACTTGTCGAAAGAATCGGCGGGGCTTGCTTTCGTCCCGCAATTCGTTCAAATCAATCTTGTGTTGCGCCATCTTACCGCGTTCAATCATGCCGATCAACGTACCTTCGAATTTCTCTGCAACTTTTGCCAGTTGCAACAGCAATGTCTGGCCTTCTTTGTCCCTCACAGGGCATGCCTTCCATTGCTCGACAATCTGGTCTTTAAGCACCGTCATCGCCTCTTTGAAGGCGTCGTTATCTAGCACCTGGCGGGCTTCCATGCCGCGTTGGGCGGTTCCGTGATCTGTCATAGCAGTAGACATAGTGTTTCCTTAAAGGATGAGAAGTAAATCTTCTTCATCTTGCATTTCCATCGCTTGTTGGTAAATCTCGACAACTCGCTGCCAATCCTGCTTGGCAATCAGTTGCGGCAACTCAAAGTCTGTCTGCAATTGAGACACTAGCGTTTTCAGCGCAGGAATATCTATTGCCTCAACGGGTTCAATCGCCAGCAACTTGAAGGCTTTTTCTCTCGCCCGTTTTCTAGCCAGACGGGAAGTCTTGTTCGATTGTTGAACAATCTCCTCTACCTTGGATTCCGCTTCAATGTACGAATCTGCCTCTTCTACAGAATCAAAGATATATATCTTCTTGTTCCGCTTGATATAGACCTTGCTGCCGTATTCAAAGCCACCCAACCTAAGCGGTGAACTTTGTTCAACCGTAGGCGCATATCCCGTAATCGTGATCGTGCCGACGTCAGGCGTTATGTTTTGCGACGCAGGGGCTTGCTGGACTATCGGGGCATAACCCGTAATCGTGATCGCGCCGACGTCAGGCATAACCGCCTGATTAGCACTTTGCGAAACAGTCGGGCTATAACCTGTGATGGCAATATTTCCGACATCAGGCGTGATTGACTGATTAGCTGTCTGCGCAACCGTTGGGGCATATCCCGTGATTGCTATCGTTCCAACACCCGGATTAACAGGCGTATCGACATTTTGAGTGACCGTTGGCGCATAGCCAGTGATAACTAAACTGCCTACTCCTGGATTAACCGCCTGTGGCTGGCTAATCGTTGGTGCGTAACCTGTAATGACAATGTTGCCTACACCAGGCGCTACGGCTTGATTCGCAGTCTGCGCTATGGTTGGGGCGTAGCCTGTTAGAGCTATCGCACCTACACCGGGGTTGACAGGAGTATCTGTACCCCCCGCACTCTCTAAATATATCCGCCGGGTCAGTGGCTGGAATACTTGCCACAGGTTGTCCGAGAGGGATTTTATTTCTGAGGCAGGGGGGGTACTTGTAAATCCAGCAAACCCAACAACACCTTTGACGGCTGCTGTATAAAAAGTGCTGGCGTCGCAATACATAGCTCCTGCAACATTAAAAGTGCTTACCTGTGCGGTATTGGTCAACGTGGCGACAAGTACCCCATCACGATAAACCCTATGGCTTGTATTACTATCCGAAACCACTGCAAGAGTGATTAAAGCATCAGTCGCTGGCGTACTTCCTATGTTTGTTACCGACCATGTTCCGTTATTGAATACGACAACTTTTAATTGGCTTGATGAATACTCAAAATATATCCCCGAACGGTTCGTCGATGAAAACATTCCACCGAACCGCCCATTCGTTGAGTCAAATAGATACCGACCAACAAAAGCTCTGATACCAGGCGCTGAAAAGACAACTTCTCCGTTGGAATGGAAATAAACCGCCTCAGCTTTATTGGTAACTGATATGGTTCGCCGCGTGGGTAGTGCGCCGTTTACTGCGTTATTAAATAGCGAAGCCGTGTTTCCTAAACACAGCCCCCGCGTAAGCGGATTCCCCCAGTCAATCTGAACCGGCGTCTGCGGCTGGGTATATCTAACGCCCATTGATATACCTTAAACCGTGGTCAACTCTTGCGCGTAAGATTCGACCGTAATCGCATTGGTTGCCCCGTTGGTAATGGTGACATTCACGTACATCCCCGTCGCTGGTATTTCACAGACAAAATCATTCACACTGTTATTCACAGTATCTCCGGTGACCTGATATAGCTTGCGCTTGGTTCCGGTCGCTTCGCCCACATAAAAAATAACGGTGGGCGCAGTGGTGGGGGCAGTGGCTCCGTTCGTTACTTTTACGGCAACCAATGCCCCGTACGCCGTACTCAAATTGAGTTCAGTCGAACTCACCGCCGTTGCCGCTGCGAGTGATTGCGAGGTGAGTAGGGTGCGTGCAGTTTTGGTCACAGCCATTATTTAGCACTCCAATCCTGGTTAAACATGGCATCCATGACTTGCCCCGGCGTAATCACATCCGGCACAATCGCCAATCCCTTGAGCGTATCGGCCACGGCTTGCGGAAATACCCCTGCGGTAGCCAGTGCATCCAACTGCGCCTGCGTTGCGGGTGATCCGATGTTCAGCTCGCCGCGATCCAGCAGCTTAAGCGCCCATTTCACTGGGCTGCTTTTTACCGCCAAGTCCGTCAGGCCGTCAAGAAATGCCGCGCCTGCATCTGCACCCAGTGTATCGAGCACAGTGCCATAGCCGATATCGCGCTCGATCAGCTTGGTGCGGCCAGCAGACAGGATTGCCGCCAATGCGCCGCAGTCCCGCGCAGCCAGAGCATCGGCGCAGTCAGGACGGGAGAGGATTTCGTCGTGGAGCGTCATGATCAGGTTTCAGTCAAGATGCCGGAATCACGCACATGTAAAGCACGTACAAGTTTTGCAATGCTGTTTTTCATAGTGTCTTTGTCCCGAAGGTTGTGGCTTCTGCCATAACTCCAGATTTTCAATCCGGTTGTCATCTCGAATGCCGTTTTTGTGATGTACGTTTACTATCAGGTTGCCGACATTATTCCGCTTGCATTCGGCGTTACTGTCAATGTGTTTCCAGACGTGGTCAGCGGAATATCAGCGGGGGTTGAATCACCTAGGAAATATCCTACAATGGGATTGACCTTCCCATTAAGCGTTCCAGAGGCATAGACAACCCCTCTCCGCCATGCAGGAATCCCCGATCCAGAAGCCGTCCATACGAAGGCGGCAGATGTAAATTTAACGACGCCAGCAGTCTGCGTCAAAGCGACAGAAGTTAATGTGCCGCCCCCAGTGGTATATCCGTTTCCATTGGCTATCTCATTGGCTGAGACATCCGCCCACACCTCATCGGTAGATGGTGCTGGCGTCCATGCAGAGCTAACCAGTGCCAACTTGAAGGTATTGGCTGGGTTGATTAAATTCGTGGCTGAGTTGAAATTCAGCTTTGCCTTGTCAGAGAAAATAAATGCGCCTGCTGCCATATCGTGTTACTCCTTATTGAATTCCTGAAATACGGCCATCTTGACCGCGAACGATGGGTCGCCCATTGACGGCAACCGCCCGACCATCTGCCCCTCTTTCAACAATTTTTGGGGCAGTGATATGCGTCACAATCTGGTTCAATGAATCCATCACATCCGAGAGCTTTGGCTGTCCTATAGGGCCATTGACGTCATCACTTCCCGCTTGCTCTGCGGATAGCAGGTTGTCCATCTTGGCTTGTGCGGAAATCTGAGCGACAGTTATCTTGGTGGATGAATCTAACTCAGCCTTCCACTGGTCAAACTGTAGCTTTTGCGCGTCCAGGCTGGCTTGTATCTGGGCTTTCTGTATGTCTCGTTCGGCTTCTATCTGATTCGTGATACGAGATTCTTGTGCCTGCATTTCCTGTTGATAGCGGGCTAGTTCCATATCTCGCTGCATTTCCCGCTGATGTTGTTGATCTTCTATCGACATCTTCTGCTGTTCTTGTTGTGCAGAGAATTGCAGTTCCTGCGCCTTACCCTGCTGTCTCATTTGTTCTACCAGCAGCGCCGGGTCAGGGGGTGGCGGCTGAGGCGGCTGAGGCGGACTAGTAGATGGGTCAATAAAGAACTTCTGCACGTCCTTGTAGCCTGAGTTCTCGACTTGCTTGCTCAAGGTATGGTAGATATTTTCAGGCTTGGCAAGCCCCATTTGCAGGGCTTGTACCTGATTCTGCAAGATCATCTGTAACGCCCCAGCTTGCATCGCCTGATCGCCCGTACCCAGGCCGACATTGACTGTCATGTCATAGCTGTCGCGCCATTCATTGGGGTCAAGCTCAACAAATTTATCCCGCAAGCGGATGGATATTTTTTCCATGCCGCCCTCAGTTAACAGCTTGAGAATCCCTGTAAAAATAGGCTTTAACAAGACCTCAGCGGCAATACGTGCAATCAACTCGATCCGTTGCTGACTGGCTGATAGGTCAATCTGCCGCCCCGTTGCCGTGTTATTCAGACTATCCGGGTTCATGCCTTGCGATGTTCTCGACACCCCTGTACGGTTCTCTCGCATCCCTTGCACGTATTCCAGCATGGGCATGGATGCTGCCGCCGCGAAGGGTGTCACATGCTCCTGTATGGCATTCAGGTCACGCTGGCGCAGAATTGACCCCGGACGCGAATCCATCAAGTCATCCAGGTTAGCGAGTGGAGACCAGTTGGCATCGGTCAGCACCTTGGTGCGCGGATTGTTGGTCAGGTAGAGATTATTCAGCGTTTGGCGCAGTAATTCCGTGTGCAGCTTTTGCAGGTCGCCGACCAGATCATGTACCCCCATGCCGTCCCAGCGGTGCGAGTTTGGCACGGGCGAGAAGGTGGCAATGGGTACGTGTGAGCAAATTTCTTTCTTTAGAATCTTGTCATGCAGGCGGAGAATATTGACTCTTTCAGCAATGCCATCGCCGTCAATATCCACCAACACCCACTCCATCCTGAGCCAACCTTCCGCCATCGAATCATCATCAGATTGTTCGTTGGACAGGTCGATACCGCTGGTAGATGTTCCGTCCTGACTAATCCGGGCGAGCCTAGATGTTGAATCGCCTGAATAATCCGACCCGGCTGACCCGCGTAACTCACTGGATGTTACGTCGAATCCCATTTGCTTTAATTCAGATGTCGTAACTCGCATCATCCGGGCGACATAAGGGCAATCTTGCAGCAATGGGCTTGTCCAGTCCCGATCAACTAGCAAATCTTCCGGCGAAAAGGCTTCTATCTTGATGATGGTTTTCTCTTCGACCTTTTTCATGCGCCCGTTGAAAGCCATGAGTGGCTCGTTAGTCATCGGGTCAAGCATTGGCGCGCCATCCTGCCCCATCATCGGCGCGGGGGAAGCCTCTTGTATCTCGCTGCCGTCTTGCGTGAGCATCGCTAGCATTTCAGCCGTCGCGCCTTTGAAGGGGATGCTGGATACATCCTCTTTCTTTTCTTTGCGCCACATCACAGCGCAATTCCTTACCGTTAAGGCATCGGTAAAAGCGGTATGCAGCACCATAAACCCATTATTCTGCTTGTAGAACACGTAGTTGCAAGCATCCGTTGCTTGTGCAGCCCCCTCAACATCACTTTCTTGGCTTGGCTCGAAGCTGACGGCCTTGTCTGTGGCGGTAAATGTCTTGAGCAGAGATGGGAGTATCCATTGCACCGTGTCCTGAATGTCAGAGGCCACAATACTTGACCAGCCATCCTCCTCGTTGCCGTAAGGTAACCGGTAGTATTCACGTAAAGCAGTCTCACGCTCGCTGCCCAACTGTCCCCAAACGTAGGACGAGGCGGCGCTTTCCTTGCGATTCAGCAGTTCTAGCAGCTCCTCGTCGTCCATTTTACTCATGCGATGTATCTCTTTCTGTAAATGAGGGGTTTGGCTGATAGCGTAGCAGCCCCGATAGCGTCCGCCACAATCGCCATCAGGCCGAAGCTGTCCGCGCCATTGCTCGACCAATCATGATTCGGCCCAAGTCCAATGTTGCGGGTTTCGTCCCGTTTTTCGTGATAAAAGCCAACCGCATCAAGCCCCGGCTGGGTTGTTTGTTCGTTGAACCACATCTGCGGAAACATGCGCCGGGCACACTCCACCCGTGCCATCGCCGCACCCTTGCCTTGATTCGGCACGACCTCAACAGTATATCCGGCGTCAATCAGTGCTGACTTGTAGGAAACATCGAACACCCTGTCTTGCGTTTTTCCGTCGTGCGGTAGCCAGATGGTGAGCTTGTCGCCGGTATAACCACTACTGCGCAGCCATACCAGGTGAGAGGCTAAGGGCTGACCAACCGCCTCGTAATAGTCAAGCACCCTGATTTCTTTGCCGATAAACTGAGCGATCCAGATGGTGAATGCATCTGCTTTTTGTCCCGTTCCACCGATGTCGACAAACGCCCGCAGGCTTATGAGTGGGTCAGCCCCTACCCGGCCAATACGTCCCTCGGCCCGTGCTTGGGTGAGATGCTTGGCATAATAAGCCCCCACTAAGGTGGAGATGTATGCGCCTTCCCATATATGTTCATACTGGTCTGGCCGCTCTTCCAGGTCTCGCAGCCGATCCCGCTCTAGCTTTTCCGGGAACTTTGGATTGTCGCGCCAGTTGCACTCAGCGATTTTAATCAGTGGGTCGGTGCTGTACCGGAACCTTTCAACTGCCGCGCTCTTGCGCTTTGGGTTCCAGGTGATCCACAACTCAGCGTTCCACCCTGTGCCCTCTTCCCTCAGCGTGGGGATCAGCGTCATGAATGCTTCGTCAGTAACAGGCTCGGCCTCATCAATCCAGCACAGCAATAATCGCCCCTTCGACTTGATGCTGGCAATGTTGCGATCCAACCCTGCAAATGTGAAACTGATGCGCCCATCTTTGCTCTTGATGTACTTGTCGCCAACCTCGTAGTAGTCAGCCAGCCACGGTTCGTCACCAATCGCCCGCTTGACCTCTTCTAGGCTCGAATCTTCCAGCGAGTTCATAAACTGCCGGGCGCACAGGATTATCCCGCTTGTTCCAGCATGGCCATGGATGTAGCCCTGTACCGCCGCCATCTTGGCGAAGCTGCGCGTTTTCCCCGAACCTCGCCCACCATAAGCGCCGCGAATATCCGCCCTGCCGTCAAATACTGGTATCAACTTTTCCGGTAGAGCGATCCTTGATGTCGTCACGTGAGCGGGACTAGCTCGATGCGCGTGGTCACCACAATTTCGCCACCGTCAGCGCCAGTCACTTGCAATGGCAGCACTTTTCCAACAAGGGAAAGGAATGCAGCGGGGTGACTAGTTGCCACTTCTTGAAGGTAGCCAACTCCGCCAGCGCCATCCAATGCAGTAAGAATCATGTCCTTTAACTCTGCGGTCATCTTGTTTGGCGTTCCAGCCTTCCGGCCTCCGGTCTTTATGCCGTTAGCCATACTCGACCTCTCTACTTTCGCCTACTTTAGACGGGACAATCAGCTCGTAGACGTAAAACGCCTTCATGCCACTAGCGACAGCCTGGGCGAAGTTTTCTTGTTTTGATGTAATCATTTGGGCGAGTCCTTCCGGGTATTCGCAAGTTAAAGATTTAATTTAGGGCTGCCGACTGCTAGGGGGTTGGTGGCCTGCACATAGGGCAGGCGTAAAAAAACCGCCTTCATTGGCGGTTACGTTTTTTCAGGGCGAACGAATCTATCTGGGTCGTTCGCCTTGTTGTTAGACTTGATTGGCTATGTTTGATTTATACGCTGTATATCAACCAATGTCAACGGAAGAATAAAGATGCTTTCCTAGCTTAATTCTGGATAACCGAGCTGCTGTATCGTTGCTCACAAGGATTTGCATGACCATATGATAGCGCCGCTCCCACTGCGGCCATGACTCAGCACTCACCCCGCACATTCTTGCCCTATCCTTATCAGAGTATCTATGCAGGCCGATTCCGCCGCAGCTATGGCATACTACCTTGAGCTTTTCAGTGACCATGACCTTCGCCCCACGACAAACCAAGCATTGAGGTTGAGTAATCTCGTGGATAGCGCAGACAGCAAGGATTTGCGCCATCGCAGGAGAAAGGAATAACCTTTTTTTCATGCCTTGCTTTTCAGCTTTGTTAGCCAGCAACAATACCACCCGCCTGTAAGCCTGTTTATCCAGCGCTCTCACTCTGAGCAGGTCAGAGCCTATTTCGCTAGCGGCAGACAGGGCGGCGACGTATTCAACGGGCATCGTCGCGCCTTCTTTCCACGCTAGATTATCTTCATTTACGGATACCGATAGGATTTCTGCAATATTCATTGATTCCCCTTTTTATTTTTTACCGTAAAGTTTTCTTCCAACGCCATCAATAATCTGCCGCTCGATCCAGCTCAGCCGTTGATCCTCCACGGCTACCACGAGGATGCCGTGCTGATTAAATCCTTCGCGTTTGACGCTCTCTACATCCATCTGGCTAGGCACAAACCGGGCCAATGTGCAGGAGGGTTGTCTAGGTTTCACGCCCCAAATCCTTTATTTTTGCTTTGTATTTGGCTATCCATTCCCGTAAATCCTCGATGGCGTAGTATCGTGCTGCGTTATCATTTTCGAGCGCCTCTACAGCGGCCAACCCGATTTTTTTAATCAACGCAGGGCGGTAATTCACGACGTTTCCCGACAACCTCATGTTGCAGTGGTGGTTGCACTGAGCGTGCACGTTCATCTCGTTAAACCGATGCTGTGGGGCTGCACCACGCGATCTGTAGTGGCCTGCACAGTATTGGATGTCTGGATTCTGGGTTCCACAACTGATACAGATTTTCCCGTCACGCAAAACGATGTACCGGTTAAAAATCGTCTGGAATTCATCCAGCCAATCTCTTCGGCTTTTTATTTTTTCCTTTCGTAATCTGATTTCTTCCCTCTCCGCCTTCTGCCTTTCCTTTTGTCGTCTGAGTTCTGTTTTACAGATAGAGTCGCCACATGTCGGCTGAGACATGTATTTGCGTTCGTATTCGGCGCGGCAAATGGAACATCTACTCAATATCTGGCTCCTTTGGGTGTCTAATCTGCGTTGTACATCATGCAAATAACCTCTCCTGCGCCTTCACCGCTTCAATTCGTCGCGCTGCTTTGGCGTAGTTGTCGGGACACCGCTCCACCCCGATGAACTGCCGCCCAAGTTCATGGCACGCCTCGCCCATACTGCCGCTTCCGGCGAACGGATCGAACACCACCGCCCCCGGCTTCGTGCTGGCGTTGAGGATGTGGCACAGCAACGGCAACGGCTTTTCGCAGGGGTGTTTTCCTGGGTAGGCTTGCACCGGGTCAAAGTCCCAGACATCCGACCACTGGTCGCGCGCCGTCACGCTGAACGGCCTGCGCAGGTCTTCGTACTCGCGCCGCAGGTCTTCGTACTCGCGCCGCAGATACTCCGCGCCAAAGGCTGCGCGCAGCTTGGCGTAGTTCTCGGCCGTTGGCAGCGTCCATTGCACGCGGCTAAAATAGTGCCCGCTCATCTGGTTTCCGCAAGCGTCGTCGCATTTCTTGCGGTCAAAACCTGCCGCTATCCGTTCGCCATCCAGGTACGCCCGCAGCGGCTCGAAGATAAACCCGCGCAGCTCGTCGCACTTCGCTTCATAGCCGGCCTCCCCCTTCGCCATGTTGTCGGCGCCGTAGTGCTCGGCAAAAATAATCCGTTCCGAAACGCCAACCCAAGCACGGAAATTCTCGGGGCCGTACATCGCCACGCTGCTTAGTTGCTGCTTTCCTTCGCGCCCCTTGCGCCAGGTGATGTGGTTCAAAACCGCAAACCGCTTGCCTATCTCGCATTCCACCCGCGCCGCCATTTGCGGGGATGCAAAGAAATACAGGCTGCCGTTCGGTTTCATGATGCGCTCGAACTGCTCGCACAACATGCCAACCCACGCCAGAAAATCGGCTGGCGTGTCCCACTGGTTGTCCCACGCCTCGCCCTTTACACGGAAGTAGGGCGGGTCGGTAATGATCGCATCCACGCTGTTCGCGTCCATGCCGCGCATTACTTCCAAGCAGTCGCCGTGTATCAGTTGCATTTCGTCCTCGCGTGCAAGATGTACAACCCGTCGGTCAACGGGACGTGCCGATAATGCCGGCACGCCCGTTACCTATTGCGTTGGGCATCACAAAGTAAGCCTTGTCGCCCGGCCCGGAATAATTTTCATTGTGGAGGTTGTGCTTTCCGAGGTTTTTTACGAATTCAATCTCGTTTTTTGTTGTGCGGTTGCTCATTTACCCTCTATCTCCCTTTCATGTTTTTCTGCAACTTCCCTACATTCATTGAAGTCATTGCACCACTTCAAAAGTTCTTCCCTGTAGAAAATCTGGTACAGCGTGCAACCGTCTACAAAGTTCTTGGCGACTCGGTAATCTCCTGACTGCATGCCGTGGGTTCCAACGCGCTGCCAGTTCAAAATCCCACTCCCCCCGTTTCCTCGAATCGCATCCGTTCCTGATTGAAAAACAATCCTACTTTCCCCTCCCATTCGCCATTCCTCTGCTTGTCACAGATCAGGAGGCAGTCAGGGTCAGTCCCCCGGTAAATCCCATCGGTGGCGTCTGCTTCTTTTTTCTTGTTCCGCCAGACGGTGATCACATTGCTTACTTGGTCAGTGATTGATCCCGTCCCCTTGACGTCCATTTTTCCGGGTGGCGTGAATTCATCTTTTGTTTTTCGAGAGTGCGCCACAAGGTGGATGTGCATGTTCGCATCCATGGCAACCGCGCAAAGCTGGTCGACAAAATGTTTTTGCGCGGTGTAATCATCCTCGGCCATTCCGCACTTCATGAGGCTGTCAATCACGAAATGGTCAGCCTTGAGTACATCGACGCAATACCTCAAAACCGCCAGCATGCGGTCACTCTTGACTGCGCCTTGCTGATCGTAAATCCAGATCAAGCCGTCAGTCCATGCGTGGAATTTCTGGATTGCCTCGACGCTTGGAATACGGCCATACTCCTGTCGGCACATCCTCGCCAGCGTGATCATGGGCTTCATTTCCATGCTCGCAATCACCACTCGCTTGCCTGTTCGAGCAAACTCGGTACAGGCCTGACCGAGAATGGCGCTCTTGCCGTGGCCAGACATTCCTCCCCACAGCGTCACTTCACCCGGCAGGAATCCGAGCTTGTCATGGGTTTTTTTCCACGGAAGCATGCAGCCACGGTGTAATTCCTCACCGTGGAAATAATCTATGACTTGGTCAGAATAATCCGCTGCCGAACGGACATTGTGGGCGGTATCGGTTTCCTGCATGTATGCAGAAAAATCAATGACGTCAGGCTGCAACAGGTGTGCCAATTTGATCCCCTTTCAAAATCCACGGTGCGTTTTTCAAAGCCTCACGCTCAAGGCGCAGGCGCTCTTCTGTTTCCTGTTGTGTTCGGCAAACGCTTGTCCTTGCCGCATCGAACTGTTCCGCCCAGCGCAATTCACCAAGGTCGTGCTGTCCCCATTGCGGATGCCATTCGTACCCAAGATCAGTGCCGTATTCCCCGCACAACACCAGCAGGCGACTCGCGTATCCCTTCATTTTTTCAATCAGCTGCACGAAGGTTTTGCAGTCTTCCGGCGAGTAAAGCGTCACTTCCAGATTCACGAACGGGCGAAAATCATCCGTCGTTAAACTCCCTTCGGCAACCAGCTCCATGACGGCAAAATCGCTGTCATAGACAGGCTTGCGGTAGGGTATGCCGACATTCACCCATGTCGATGTCGGGCGCTTTCCGGCTTTCCGCAAGGCCAGTAGGTAGGCGAGTCCGTGGATCACAGAACACCTCGGAAAATGTCGTTTGTCGAACTCGTCCCATCGGAGTGGTTACCGCCGGGAATCTCGTCCTCCCATCGCCTCTGATTCAACCACGTGGCGGGGTTTGGGACAAACTGACCGTTGTCTTTTTTCCACTGCTCGCTTTGCTTCTGGCTTTCAAGAGCTGTCAGCACAGAATCAAACGAACCGTTGATGTGCGCTTTGATCCACGCTTTTTCTGCTGCACCCTTTCCCTGTTTCCGTGGATAGGACTTCCAGAACTTTTCAAACCGATCACCAGCCCCTTTAGATGGTTCTTGGTTCTTGGTTATTGGTTCTTGGTTAGGTGTCGATTCGTCTACGGTTTGTGCACGAACCGTGATTCTTTCTTTACGCTTCGTTTCCCGTTCGATAGCGATTCGTTTATTTATTTCAGCCTTACCAAGGTAATCGGCCAGTTCCTCTTGAATGCGTTTTTGCACATAAACCCCCTGCTCCAAGACAAAGAACTTGCGCAAAACAAAGGTGACTGCCTCTATTTCCTCGGTCGTAGATGCCCATGTCCACTCAATAGCCTCATCAAACGTTGGAAACTGCTCACGGTCGTAGCACGCATCTATCAAAAGCGTGTACGCACCGTGCTGCAACATCGATAAACGTCCGGCCTTCTTTGCGTAATCGCCAAGGTTTCTTTTGTAGTAGTGCATTACATGCGCTCCCCTAGAAACACATATAACGGCTTGTTGCTCTTCTTGCGATTGCATGGCTTGCATGCGGTCGCTAGGTTCTCGTCATCGTTCGACCCACCCAAAGACACTGGCTCAATATGATCGCACTCCAATTTACCGCCTACAGCACCGCAATAGCGACAGGTAAAAGCGTCTCTCTCGAATATACGTAGTCGAGTCGCTTTCCATTCATCTATGCCGGGCCGTGCCGATTCCTCGGTAGCAGGAAACCAACCCCGACCCTTCCATTTGGCTATTTCTTTATCACATCTTTCATTATGGTAATGATCATCGCAAAGAGTGAAAAATTCATCTAAAACATCCTTTAACGCCTTCTTTTCTTCATCTGAATTAGCTAAAACCTTCTTTGCCAGACGATCAAAATCACATCCGTTCAACGGCTGTTCAGTGTCGTAGTAGACATCTATTAAGTCCCTGTACAACGAGCGTTCAACACGTGTTAAATGCCGAGTGGCGTTATTAAAATCGCCAATATGATAATTGTAGTAATTCACACCCCGCACTCCTCTACTAGTTTTCTCATGGCCGCTTCATACTCTGCGGGCGTAGCATCTGGGTGAAAGGCGATCCATGCCGATTTCATCGCCTCGTACAGCGCATAGTTAGTCATGCCGCAGCCATATCCATGTGATGCACATCAGGAAAACGGACGCCCTTTTCAGCCCCAAAGGCAAAGATCAATTCGATTAAATCCGAGAATTCGCGCTTGCCCATCCTGCTGGTACTTTGGGCGCAGACTACAAAGCCTCCGTCTAATCCAGGGACGACTTTTTGTTGTTTCAGGCTGGCAGAAAACACACTCTTCCATTCGTCCGGTGTGAGTTTCTTTCCATACCAATCGACCTGTCGGCTAACCTCGGTAAGCAATGGCCAGAGCAAACTATTCTGCTCGGTTGTCCGGGTGGATTCCTTAATCTCGCACACAAACCCATCCGGCACTAAGCCAATCATTGCCTTGGCACTATCCCGCGCCTGTGGGCTGGTTAATTGATAAATGTGCCTATTTGCTCCCATACCCACCCCGCAGAATCCGCCCACGCAAATCAAGATTCTCTTTGCGGAGATGTGCGTTTTGGTCAGCCAGCCGGAAGGCCATGATGAGTAAGGCGATGATCAGGACTAGCAGAGTGATGATCACAATCAGATTCATTCCATATTTTCCATGTCGCCTGTCCTGCGATCATAAAACACATCGGGGCGCAGGAGTTCGAGATACATCAGTCGGGCGGGCGGTATGCCCTTCCAGCGCCATTGAGATACTGCCTGTGCGCTGACCTTACAGAGTTTAGCTAACTCCCCTGTCCCACCTAGTCGATCTATGATTAAATTTGGATTCATGGTGATATTAAAGCATAATTTAAGATAAATATCAAGCATACATTATTAAATCTTGCTGGTAAGAAATATTTATTTATTTTTAATAAAGATTGCTTGACTGCGCACAGTAATTATGCTTTAATGCATTCACACCACAAACAACGTGGCCGCAAAACCAGAAAGGCACTGTCAAGCAAAGAAGCGGGAACGGGTCAATGGCATCGCCGACACCCTAGAGGCTTGAATCACCGAGTAAGGGCAGCAAAGGATTAGCAGATTTACTGGATAACCAAGGAGAAGTCATGACACGTGGTACCTATACCGCAAAGCAACTCGCTGACCAGAATTGCCGATGCTCTCGCTGCGAAGACGCCAAGCAAAAAGAGTTGCTCGAAGCCGTCAAACGGGCCATTGAACAATTTGAGCTAAAGGAGATAGATATATGTTTGATTTGATCGAGCAGCCTGTTGATGAACCGGAATTAACCAAAGCCGAGAAGCTTTCCATTCAGCAGTTGAGAGAAGATGAAAATTTCCGCGACGAAATCCTCTCTGAGCGTGCCAGACAGCTTATGCATAACCAGGATGCCGTGACCAACGCGCTGCTGGTGCTGGTGAATGATGGTGAATTTGCGCTAAAGCTAGCCGACGCAATCATGGCGGGTGGCGAGTGGGAGAGAGTGCGGATCGGCTTTATCCGCTGTGCGATACAAGCCGAACTTAAGCGCATGGCGAGAAAAGATTATGAATACGAGAAAAGGATCGTGGCATGAAAGCGTCGACTATTTTGAATGCAATTGAAGTGCTTAGTAAAGTTGATAGCTTTTTAAGCAAGGACGCTAATTATAAACCGGGAGCGCCTCAGCTATCAGTGGAATGTTACTTGGTAATTCTTGATTTGAAGGCAGAACTCGTTGCGCATCTGCCTAAAGCTGTAAAGGTACAAGACGATAGCGAGGTGGCCGCATGAACGCCCAGCTAAACGAGTTCATGTACCGCCTTGCTGACCGCATCCCGAAATTGTCTGATGGCAAGGTCATTATCTGCATTGTGATTGGGTATCTGCTGGCCGTGGTAATCGGGTGGCCGCAGTGAGTGAGGACGATGGCGGCATGCAGTATTGGCAGCAACTAGGACAACAGGAAGAGCAGGAATTTATTAATCAGGAAACAAAATCTAAAGATGTAGAAAACGGGCAACCCGCCCCGGTGAAGTCGGGAATTTTAAGGAGTAATTGTGATGGGATTTATAGCAAAAGATAGTGGTGGTGGTGATTTTAAACGAGTGCCCCCGGGCGCTTACATTGGGCGCTGTTTTAGCCTGATCGATCTTGGCACACAAACAACTAACGGACAATACGGCGAGAAACGTCAGCATAAAATCCGCATCGCATGGGAATTGTTCGGGGACGATGATCAAGGTAATCCGCTCACCATTGAAATTAACGGCCGCGCCATGCCTTTAACTATCAGCAAGGGATACACAGTTAGCTTGCATGAAAAATCATCGCTCAGGCGTGATTTAGCGGCATGGCGTGGCAAGGATTTTACCGAAGAGGAAGCGACGGCATTTGATGTATCCAAACTTGTCGGTGCATATTGTATGGTCAACGTTGTTACGGACGAAAACAACGGAAAGACCTACAGCAATGTTGCCGGGCTGACCCCTTTGCCGGGTGCGCTTAAGAACTTAAAACCTGAGCCGGTGCATGACAATATCTTGTTTGACTTGGATGACCCGGATATGACCATTTTTAACGGGTTCCATGAAAAATTGAAAGAAGTTATCAAGAAGGCCCCTGAATGGTCAGGAAGTCAGGAATCTCAATCTTCCCATCAATCCGTATCAAGCGGTGCATTGGCTAACTTTGAAGATGATATTCCTTGGTGAATTTAAGGGGAAACAACATGAATCTCTATGAAATATCCACCCAATATCTCGCCACGGCACAGCAATTAGCCGAGCTTGATATAGATGAACAGACGCTTTCCGACACACTAGAGGCAGAGGCATGGCCGGTAGAGGAAAAAGTAAGGGCAGTATCTGCCGTCATCCTCAATCTGCAAGCCGAGGCAGATATGGTCAAGGCAACGGCTGACAGGATCATGAAGCTATACAAAGCAAAGCAATCGCGTGCTGATGCACTGCATGATTATCTGTTGGTGAACATGCAGAGAACAGGGATTACCGAGATTAAGGCGCTAGATGGCACGTTCAGGGCAAAGCTTTATCGCGAGCGAGATGAAAGTGTCGAGATTGATTCGCTAGAGTTAATACCTGCGGATTACACGCGAGAAATCCCAGCACGATTTGAGCCTGATAAATCGCTAATCAAGAAAGCCATCAAAGATGGCTATGAAGTGCCAGGTGCGCATGTTGTGAAAAAAGATAGGCTGGAGATAAAAGCGTAATCATGAACGGTCGGAATTCTGAAAAGCTAAAGGATAACCATGGAAACTAGAAAAGTAGCATTCGACCTGATGAGCGACACTCCCCTCAGAAAGAAAAAGCGTAGCCACAAACTTATCCTCGACGCGCTGGCCATAAAGCCGATGACTACAGCTACATTAGCCGATAGATTGATAAGGACGCCGGACAGTATTCGCATGCTGATTAGGGAACTTCGATCTGAAAACCTTGTGCATATCTGCGGCTATGAGATACGCCCTTATCACAAGGTTGCTATTTTCGCGCTTGGCCCCGGCATAGACGCGGTAAGCCCTGGAAAAATGGTTAAGGAGAAGAAGGTAGTCAAGGAGAAGAAATTTGTGCCGCAATTTAACATTACTGTGAAGGTGGAATGTTATGGGATATGGGGGCTGGCATGAGCTACATACTGACAGACTTGAATTCCGCGTTGAGCGACGTGTTATGCACTTTTTTTGGAGATTGATATGGCAAGACCATTTGACAAAGACCACCCGGAACAGATTGCCTACGACAGCACATGCAGCATGTGGCTGACCGAAGGCACGAATGACCGCGAGAAGTACGCATACCGGGACGGGCACCACGCCGGATGGGCGAACGCGACCAAAGAAATAAGAAAACTGCTTGCCGACATAAAGGAATGGGATGTTTCGACGTATCTGACGCTGCCACTTGAGTTGCGGCAGAGAATTCAAAATGCAATTGGAGATTGAAATGATGGAAAAAGAAGAAACAGGGCCAGCCGAGCAGCCTTTGTTTGTGACGCCGGAAGATTGGGATATTGCCGTGATGCACGGACAGTATTCGCAGGGCGACGAACGCGATGACTTGGTGACGTTCAGGCGCAATGACCTTGCCGCTTACCTTGCGCAAATGCGGGTAGAGCAGGACGGGAAGCTGATGGTGTTTAAGCAACTGCTGAACGCCTGCAAATACCCGCTCTTGGTTGCCAAGGCAGATGCAAGCAGCAGCGGAGAGCAAGAGGATTTAGAAGGACTGGCCGCGCTGATTCGCAGCATAGACGCGGCGCTTCGTGGTGCATAACGACCTAGCTAAGCCGCCTGGCGCGGCATTATCGCCAGTCCGAGTTGAGCGACGTGTTAGGGGTTTTTACGAAAGGGTTACAAATGACGAATGACGAACTATTTGACGGCAGTAACGCGCACCTTATGACGCACGTTGTTCCGGTTGGCGACCTACGCGAACACATCACCGATGGGGAGTGTTGGTGTAACCCGTCAGTGGATGATGATCTGGTTGTGATTCACAACAGCATGGACGAGCGCGAGAGTTACGAGGAAGGGAGGAAGCCGCAATGACGGAAAAATGCCCTATGACACCAAACGCAATTGAGATTCTGTTGCACTGCCATGTTTGCCCGCTTCCGCACCCGCGCCGCGATGCGCCAGCCGTAGCAAATGAGATTCAGTCATTTTTAGCAAACGGGTTGATTGAAGACGAGCCCGGAAGCCCAGGCGGCTACCGCACTACGGAACGCGGGCGGCTACACGTTCAGCAGCTCTGCTGCATGCCGTGGCCCAAACAGGCATGGATCGGTGCCGACGGCAAGGTGCTGGAACTTGATGCCTAACGCCGGAGTTAAGCCGCCGCAGGTCGGCCTTGATTGACCTGTTATGCAGAAACTTTAGGAGCACTGATGACGCCACTAATAACTGAAATGGTGCAACTGTCACCAAACCCGGAGCAAGCAACATGGTTTGATTTGGGGCGCATGGCGCACACCGATGGACGGCGCGTACAGGCCGACGCAATCATGCGCCTGCCATTCGACAAGACTGCGATTGTCGGCATTGACAAAGACGGCGCGAAGTTTGCGCTGTGGCTAGTCGGTGGCGAGGGTAGCGTGGCTGTTGGTGGTGTGTCAAAAATCGCATACGCCGGTAAAGATGGGCATGGCGCGTTCAGCAAATACTTTGATCCATTCTCTTACCTGCAAACACCTGAAGGCATACGGTACTACAAGGGCGATTCGCAAATTGACGAGGCCGATGTGAAGCAGATGTTTCGCATGGTCTGTGCGTGCCTGCTCAAGTTGCACGACTGCACCGAGGCGCACCAGCCGACCGCCAAAGCCAACAGCCTGACCAACAAGCGCCGCATTGCCAAGGGCAAGCCACCGCTGATCTACGACTGGCACACGATAAAGCTTGAGCCAAACGGCCCCGCAGCGGAACCACAAGGTGGCACCCATGCAACCCCGCGCCGCCATCAATGCCGGGGGCACTGGCGAAACTGCAAATCAGGCAAGCGCGTGTGGGTTAAGGATTGTTGGAAAGGCGATGCAAGCAAAGGGACTGTTTTTAAGGACTACAAGGCGGCGACGAATGACCCCGTTGCTGCATAACGCCGGAATTGAGCGGTGAGCGAAGCGAGTCCGCTCGAATGTAGTGTTAGGTGCCGTCCTGCGAGCGCCGACTTTTAAGGAGACAACGATGGAATGGACGAAAGCAGAAACACCGCCAGAAATGAACCACTGTGATTTTGGATGGATGTCTTCGACCAAGGTGCTTGTGTGCGAAGTTGGAGGTGAAATGCGTGTGGCAACCTATGAACAGATTGATGAAGATTGCGAGCCCCGGTGGTATAGCGCGTGCAGCGAAAGGTGGGGACTTGATCGCGTGACACATTGGATGTCGCTGCCAGAGGCACCTAACGCGTGAATTAAACGGCGTGCGCAGCACGTCCTGTTGAATGATTTGTTCGGCGCAACTGCCGACGAAAGGATTGAGTATGGGAACGAACTACTACCTGCACCAGAAGCCCGATTGCGAGTGCTGCGGGCGCTCATTCGAGCCACTGCACATAGGAAAAAGCTCTGGTGGCTGGTGCTTTACGTTGCATGTAATGCCGGAAGACAACATCAACACGCTGGACGACTGGCGCAACCTATGGGCCGCACCGGGGGCTTTCATCCGCAACGAATGCGGAGAAAAGGTTTCAATTGCGGACATGGAGATGACGATCACCGCACGGCTTTGGCGCGGCGAGTTCCCCAGACGCCACGACATCGACGGACGCCATTGCATAGGGCATGGCGACGGGACGTGGGATTACGTGACGGGCGAATTCTCGTGACGCCGAACGCCAAGAATCAGGGGGCCGGAGGCGACATGAAAAAGAAACAAGGGCTGCTGTACCTGCTGGAACGCTCGGCGGAGCTGCTGGAACGGAGCGCGGAAGAGATATGGATTTCGCATACCATCGCCGGGCGATGGCCGAAGGACGACAAGCACGGCGCACGCCGCGACTACAAGGAACTGTGCGCGATGGCGAAGGGCTTGCGGGAGGCGCACAAGTACCACAAGCCGCCCCCTCTCGGCGGGCCAGCAAAGATGTTCGATGCGATAGCGGACAGGATGCGGGCCGGGGATTCGGTGAAGGAGTGCATGGCCGATTACGGGCTGAAGTTCAAGCGCTCTAACGTAAAATTAACCGGCCTTGCGCCAGAAGGAGATAAATCATGAGCACAGTGCCTATTACGCAAGGGCTGGTTGAATGCCGGGTTATGCAACACACCCCGGGGCCGTGGAGAGTTGAGCGACGTGTTATGTTTCTTTGCGCATATGCAAAAATATCTTGACATGGTTTGATTACGCATATACAATTGAATCACAGTAACCAAACAGGGGAACAAATCATGGTCAAGAACAGCAAGCAAAACTGGCAAGTAGGGGCGACGGTAAAGGTCGGGTTTATGTCGCTGGTCGTAAAGGCCGCGATTGCCACGCCAGGCGATTACCTGCCGGACGCCTACATTCTGACCAACCAGGCGGGCACGCAACTGTACAAGTTCGTGCCGCACAACGGCCTAGAAAAGATCGACGTGGCCGAAGCCAAGGAAATGCTGGAGCAAGCCGAGCGCCACGCCGCCAAGGCTGCCACGAAGGCGATTGCGAAGGCCGCAGCGGGACGCGAAATTGACGCGCTGTTTGCGTGATGGCAACGCAAGGCGGATCAGGACGCGGACAGGGGCGCAAGCCCTTGGCGAAGACGGGCGAGTTGATGAAGTCTCGCCCGGTACGGATGACCGACGAGGAGTGGGCGAAGTGCAAGCGCCTCGGCGGGGCAGCATGGGTGCGGGCGAAGATCAAGGCGGCCCGTGAAACATAACGTCTGAATTCACCGGCTGCCGAAGGCAGTCCGGTGGAATGAAAAGTTAGAGAACAACAGGAGAACGATGATGAGCAAAGCAACGAAATCGGCATTACGGGCAGCGGCTTTACCGATTGCCTCAAAGCAAGAGGCGTTTGCGATGGCGCAATTTATCAAGGCGGGTAAGCAGACAAAGACAAGGGAAGAGGCGGTCAAGTTGTTTGGAGAGGCTGCCGACATCCTTGATGTTGAATTCAAGCGCATGGACGAAAACCAAGTGGCGATGTTTGAGGCAGAGGCCGCGTTGGCAAAGAACGCAAAGGTTTTGATTGGGCGGTGCAAAGACCTTGCAGGTCAGGTTGGAGACGCAATGTCGCGGATAGACAAGGTTGTTTCAAAAGACTTTGAGCAGAAGCTGTCGCAGCTTGAGCGATTTGCGGCGGCAATGGCGACGCTCGATGAATTGAAGCGCAGCGGTCGGCTTGATGATGTTGTGGCGGCGTTTTCGCGGCCATGATCTCTAACGACATAGCTCAGGGGCGCGAGCATAGCGAGCGTCCCGCTGGAGCGGAGGGTTAGACATGAGTGACATGAGGCAAGCGACGGCAATTGCAGAAGATTGGGTAGGACAACCAAACCTTGTTGCAATAACTGTGCGTGAAAGTGACTCTGAGGTAATACCAGATATTGAGATGTGGTTGATGCTTCAGATGGCTATCGAGAAAGCAGGGTTCCGGTTTGTTGAGTACCACGGGACTTGCTATGTCTAAAGTTAAGTAGACACCCGAAAATCGGTCGAGAAAAGCACCGTCACGGTGTATAAAAATGGGTTATTCTTGTAATTCATTGAAAAATATAAAACTAATTTTTTAGTGGCACCCTAAATTGTCTTGCAAATACACCACAATTAAACCATGATCCCGCCGCCCATGCCAAGGCTTCACGTTTGGTGCGGAAGGTTTTATCTTCTCGCGTTCCCTTGGCAGAATTTACTTATCCACCGTTTCTTACCCGCGCATTCTCTTCTTCCTGATAACCCGTTGCGCATTCAAAGTCGCAAAACAACATGCCTGCACCAGTATGTTCAGAACAATAATGACAGAAGCCGACCGGATAGAGTTTCTTGATCGGCTTTCTGGCGTGAGCAATGGCAAGCTCGCGGTATTTCTCTTCGTGTTCGCTGGCTTGGTCGTAGAAGTCAGTCATTGTTTCGCTGCCCATTCTTTTACCATGTTTAACCCACTTATTCCACGGTCGCCTTGCTCAAGAATATTTGAAATTTCATTCTCAAGAGTTCCCATTGCGTCAGCAAATTTGGTGCGGTAGAAACAGATTCTTTCAGGATGGCTGGTACTGGTGGGGAGGTTGGACACGGTGCGGCTACTGGTACGGTTGAGCACCCGCCGATAATCAGCATAGAGAGCAGTAATATCATTTTGAGCTTTAAGATATGCACGGTCGGACTCCTGTTTGAGTTTTAGATTGCGATCATTGATAACCTTGGATTGCTGTGCCTGAGCCTTGCCTAGCGCCTCTGTAGCGGCTTCAAACTTGGCGGCCTTGAGTGCTTCATGGTGTGCGCCTTTCATCCAGCCAAAGCCCATCGAAGCAAGCACCAAGGCAGCGATGCCTATCAGCATGTAGGGGGTGGGGATGGCTCTTACCATATCGAAGTTCACGGCGCATCCTTCGCGGCAAGTTCGAGATTGTCGGCAATGCGCCCTGCCCAGCCGCTGCCGAAGGCGCGCCAGTTGGTCAGGCGACGCATGAATTGCAGGCGGCGGGCGTTGTAGCGCACGGCGGTTTTGAGTGGGTCAGCGGCCTTCGCGGCGGCCATCGTCACGGGGCCGAGGTTGCCGTCATCGGCGACGCCAAGAGCGCGCTGCAGCCAGCGCACAGATTGCCCGACGCCGGAATTCACCGCGCCATCGAAAACTTGAAACGCGAGCAGATAGGGCAAATCGTCGAATTGCGGTAGCCAGTAGTTGCGCTGGTAAATGGTTTTTGCAATGTCAGCGGGCATCTCTTGCATGCGCCCGACGTAACCGTTCGCGCGCGCAACGGTGAGCGTGACACCCCAGTTCGTCTCGCCGCCGGGATCGTCTGGATGGTTAGAATAGCCGCCCTCATGGCCTAACAGGGCAGCGAATGCGCGGTCAAAATTTTTCATCGGCGTGGCCTCCGATCAAACAAGATCATGCCTGCGCTGGCGGTGAGGAAAAGCCAGACTGCCGGGCGGCTGTAAGCGGGGTCGTTAGTAATCAAGTAGGCCAGCGCGGTCGCAGCGGCCACGCCGAAGGCAACGTAACTGTAACCGAACAGGGCGAAGTGCAGATTGCCGCGCGGGTGGGTTTTATAATATGCTTTGTAGATAACACACACGGCGCGCACCATCACCACCGTGGCCATGAGTGCGGCGAGTAGCATCAGGATGATGTGGCTCATTTTTCAGCCTTCCCCGCGAACCACTGGCGCACCCAGGGCAGATGCACCCCGCCGCCAATGGCTGCGGCAACTGCGAAGCGCAGCGAGTCTTTGTCTATGGCCTTGGCCCATTCGAAATAGGCCACCATCGCGGCAACCGCCACGGGCGCGAAGATGCCTGATAAAAACGCGCTACCCGCGACGAGCAGGAAGATGAATAACGGCGTTCGCTGCCCATCCTTCGGCGGCACATGTAGCAGCGCCACCAGCCCGCACATGAATCCGATAATCAAGGCGTCGACGTGGAGCCCCAGAAAAACGCCCGCGCCGGTGGCAACGGCAGCAGCGGCAACGCCTGTGGTTGTAGCAGGTTCGGCCATATTAAAAATCCTTTGTTGGCATGTTGTACTTCGCGGAAATGTAACTCACGAAACAGTGCCGCCCCCTACCGAATTTATAAAACACCCAGTCGATAACCGGGCGGGACAGCTTGCCAACGAGCCGCCCTTTTTGCTCCATTCTGTGGGCCGCGCTGCCAACCGTGTCGTGCGGCGAACCGTATCCGAGGGTGACGATTTGATAAATCAATCTATCCAGCGCGATGAGGATATTCAGGACGCGGCGCTTCATGGCTTGGCCACCGGGCAGGCGTTGATCTTTCGCTCCCAACGATCTTTACACAGGCTGCCCGCGCAGGTTTTAATCTCGGTTTTCAACCACTGAAGGTTCTCGACAATATCGCAGCCACAGCTTGCCAGAGGGATGACGTGATCCACTTGCCAATGTGGGCAGGCACCCTTGGTTTGGCCTGTTGATGGGCACGGATGCAGCTTCCGAAACTCCGCCTTGGCGGCGTACCCTCTTGTTTGGCGCGAATCGCAAACTCTTGAGTCCCCAGCGTATGAATACACTGGGAAGGCCAGTAGCGCGAGAAAAGTCGCCCAGCCTAAAAAGTTTATCAGCCAGTAGAACAGATAAATAACACTGAAGCCACGCACCTTTTTCGGCTGCGTGTGCGCGGCCCCGACGTGATAGGCAACGTCACCAATGAACAGCGGCTCCAGGTGGATTCCTTTCGATTTATCCCGTGGCGAAAAATGCTCCACCTGCATGTCGTGGGGCAGCTTTTCCGCCCACAGCGCATGAAGATACGGCCCCGCATCGGAGGGAACAAGGATTAGCGCGCCCCCACGAAAAATGGTTCGCTTCGCCGCGAATAAAAAACAATTGCTCAAAAAGGCCATTGGAACACCACCATTCTAAAATACCCTCCCATCATGTGCAGCGTTGGTAAGAACACATATTCAACCAACGCCCACCACATCAATCCTGTAGCAACGATCAAGCCTATCCATGTAAGAACCAGCTTGAACCCTGAAAGGTTGTCGTCAATCGACCTCACCACTTAGCCCCCGGCTTGATTGAAAACTTCATCGGGGCGCGATGGGCGTTAGTCGTTTGCGGATTCTCCACAAATGGGTC